AAAGGTCATAGTTGACATTTCGTCAGTTGTTTGTTTGCGCAGATTTAAAGAGCTCTAGCACATCTCTCTACGTGTGGTACTACCATTCTCATTGCAATCAAGTCCATGGCATCCCCATATAATATGTAAATATACGAATAATAATTTAGATTACCAAATTATTGTTTAGAAAATTGTAAAGTGTTTGGAAGATATGTATATAAATTACGCATAGTCAAACATCCTAATTTAATTGATTTTAAATTTGATTCCGAAATCTCATCATTAGTTCCATATATTCTCCACATTATAGTTACTGCTATATAAAATGGATTTTGTAAAAATGATGCATATTCATTTCTATCTATTTCAAAAATAGGTGCGCCATTATCATTTGATTTTTGTATAAAATATCTATCAATATATCCTTTTTTATAATCAATATCCTCTGGCATTGGTATAATTGTTTCAATTTTTTTATATTTAAACAAGTGTCCATTTTTAATTATACTATTATATCTATCTATTTTAATTGCCATATTATAATATTATTTAATATTTTTGATTTAAAGTAAATGTTTTTGGTTGAGATGGATTTACATATGGTATTTTCGTTGCATCTTGTTGCGCCACAATACCAAAAGCTGGTGTGGTTGTTGCTACTCCATTTCCCAATTTATTTACAGATGTAGAACTACCATCAGATTTTAATGCTGATTGTAATGCTCTAAATCCACCAGTTATTGTAGTTGTCCATACCATATTAGTTAAACTATGCTCTATTTGCTGAACTTGAAATATTCCATGGGATGCATATTTGCTTGGAATTCCTCTTATATGAAATGTATCTCCAAATCGTATTCCACTTATTCCCAATGTTTTAAATGTATAATGTATTGGCAAAGGATGCGATAATCCACCTTTGGAAACAAATACATCATTTTTTAATCTATCAAATAAAGATGTATCATCAAATGTGTAAATACGAAATCTTTCATCAAATGTTGTACTATCTATTAAACCTGCCTCATCTGTCATAGCTGATGGTATTGTTACTAATTCAGGATTTGGTACTATTTCAATTTTTGATAAATTATTACTAATTGCAGTTTGTTTTGCATCATTTTCATCTTTTGCTACTTGCCATTTTTCATCTCTAGCTTTATCCAGCTCATCTTCTAAAGCTCTTACTTCTTTTATTTTATCTTCTTGCTCTGTTGTTTTATCAGCCAATGCTTTACTAGGTACTGTTATTACATATTGACCTAATCCAGTTCCTACAATTTGTGTTGTTGTTTGGTCTGATAGAGCTTGTTTTTCATTGTAAAGTTTATCTAATGCGGCATTACCCTCTGCTATTTTATCTTTAAGGTCTTCAATCTTTGCTTTTACTTTTTGCTCCGGTGTTGCTGGTATTTTTGCTAATTCTTCCATTTGTGCATTTGCTGCATCATCTTCCTTTTCCTTTTCTGTCTTTGCTGGTTTTGTTAAATCGCTTGGTTTTTTTGAAAATAAATCTTGCTTTGATTCAAAAAATCCATTTGGAGCAGTACTAATATGTGGCATACTTGGTTGAGTTGCTTTACCTAATCTTTGTGAAACTATTTGATTAGTCATTTCAGATGGTATTGATATTTCCAATGTTGATTCTAAAAAAGGTGAAAGAACTCCACTATGCCAAAATATTTGAGTTTTTTCTTTATTTGGATTATCACCTATCCAATTTTCATCAATTACACTTAATGCAATATCTCCTTTTTTTAATCCAAGATTTGCATCATCACTTTTTAGTTGATGCTCTACTATTTGAAAATGCCAAAAATTATTTACTGCAGATGACATTTCATTTAATATATCTAAGAATACCTCTCTTACAGTTTTATTTGGTTGATTAATTTTTTCAACAAACATATTTAAATTAACATAAAGATTTTTTAATCTTCCCCAATATTCTTTTTTCTCTGCAACCGTATCACCATCATTATTTGAACTATCTAATGGAACTTGCTCTACAAATCGTACACCAGCTATTGATGCATCGATTGGATTTGCTGGTGTCTTTCCTACCATTAAAACCCCACCTGCTTCTTGTGTTATTTCATCGGTATTCCAAAAGTATTGTCTAAAATCAGGAATATCACCAGGAATAATTAATGCAGATGATTTTGTTGAAAACATAAAAGGAAATGCTCCTATTTTTGATTTTGAAATATCAATTTTTACACTTACCGATTTATCACCAAAAAGATATGATGTTAATGCCCCATTTCTATTCAAAATTTCAACAGCCATATCCATCCTAATATATTTATGTGGTGACCATAATTTTTCTTTTGGAATTTCAATTCCTTTAACATTTATTGTACTACCAGATCCCTTTTCTGAAAATAATGGTCTATCAAATGACCAAAATCCACCATTACTATCAGTTACAATTGCATCTATTATTGCTTTATCTAAATTTATAAATTGTTCAACTACAGAAGATGGGTTATAATTTTGTACCTCTTGTATTTGTCTATGAGATGGCAATGAATTAAACATATTTGCCCACCTTCTTTCCTTTACATCTGAATTAGCAGCTTCTAATTTTGATACCCCATATGGGTTTAATTTTTTAGAATTACCTACATTTTCTATTTTTCCATTTACTTTTTGAAGTTGTATATGAGTGTGAGATTGTAAATATGTTGGTAATCCGGGTGCTCCCCTTAAATTAATTTTGACATTAAATTGTTCACCATCATTAGAAACACTACCACCAACTATAAATCCAAAAAACGTATCATAGTCACCACCAGATGCCATTCTTATTTCATGTAATTTTTCATAGTTAAGATTTCTTTCTGTAGTTTGTTTTAGTATTCCAGCAATTTTCCCACTCGTATCTATCATCTTCAATCCACCTTCGGGTGTATTCCATCCCCACTCTACGCAAATTGTATATCCAGGTTCTAAAAAATATTTTTGAATTATTTCCATTTGAGTTAATGAAAAACATTTAATTTCTAAAGTTGCTTCTTTTGATATTTGGTCCTTTCCTTCTTTAACTTCAAATGATACAACTCCAGGAGATGGTCTTAATCCCCTATCAGTTCCACCACCTACCGGATTTCCATCCCAATCCGTTCCAATACTTCCAACAGAATTAGGACTACCATATATTGATGCACCTTCTCCTGCTGCTTTAAATAATGGATAATTATTATTGGATGAAATTATTAATCCATTATTAGCTCCAGCAAATACTCTAAGCCAAACATTAAGATTTGTTGCTTTATGTGTATCTGTCCTACTTCTAAGATTTGCAGCTATTTTTGGTTCTATATTTGATAAGTGAGGCCACATTAGTTAGTAAAGTTTCTTAATATTTGTAAGTAATTTTGAGGTACTCTTAATATAGTGCCTTCTGTAAATGCAAATACCGCATTATGTATATTATTTGCCGATGCTATAATCCACCAAAGAGATGAATCATTATAAAATTGATGAGCCAATGTATCCAATCTATCACCTGTTTCAGTAGCTACATATATATCATCATCTCTTAATGGTATATTAGGATATATTACTGATTTATATACTTCCCTACCATCAATTGTTTTTTTAATTTGATTATTATCGTATCTACTTATCATAATTTATTAAAATTGATTTATTACTGCTGCGTTACCCAATGCATTATTAGTAATACCAGCTTCTGATTCCAATTCCTTTTGAGTAACTTGTTTAGTTTGTCCATACTCATCTTTTATAAAATACTGCTTTGTCCCAGTACCACCATTTAAATTTATTGGTTCTGGCGCCATTTTTGCTTGTAGTGATATTTTATCTGATAATTTCATATTTAATAACTTATCCGCCGATGCTTTACTTGCAGCTGCTATATTATTTGCATTCGCTATAACACCATTACCCATTGTTTTTAATTTTTTAGAACTAACCACAGTTACATCTTGTAGTGTATTTGGTGGTGGTGGTGTGGATACTGGTTCTCCTACAATAACTTTTCCTGCCGGACTATTACTATATCCATAATGTGTTGTAGTTAATTCGTTTGTGCTTGATTTACTTTCAACAAATTTTAATGTGATACCAACATCAATAATAGTAGGTAATTTATAATTTGCTGCCGTAGATTTTTTCTCAGCTACATTAACACCATTATCGCTTAATGCTACAAATGGTATTCCAGTTTCCCAAACATTATTATCATCTATTGTATAAATTAAAGAATCAATAAAACATTCTTTATGCTTAAACATATTACCTAAAGTAAATTTTAAAAATGGAGGAATTGTATAAACACCGCCACTACCACCATATGTTGGATATACTAATGATGATAAAAAATTTAATCGTTTCCATGCAGCTATATGTTCTTCTACTGATAATGAATATACTTTAAAATTAAATTGTACACTTCTTTCAATTCCACTGTATGTATAAAAATTAAATGGATTTCCTATAAATTTTTGAGAATCCCAAGATGGTGAATATGTCTCAGTTAATCCAGTAATTGTTGCTCTAAATTGTACGGTTCTATCTTTTGCTATTGAATAAAATTTTAATGCAACAAAATCTAAATCATCATATGATTTAAAAGTTCCCTCATCAGTACCAATTCCATCTTTATCAGGTTGGTATGTAATTAATGTATTTAATTTATCTATATTTTTACCATATGTTTGATGCCCATTATCAGTTTCGTTTGTTGGCAATCCTAACTTTGCTTGTAATGAATATTGATTAAATCTTTTCTTTTGAACTTTTGTATATACACCATCTCCCTGTTTTTTTAATATATCTGTTTTTTCAGGAAATCTTCCATCATCTTGAATTACTGTCCATGAGGTTGATAAATCATTTCTATCATATATGTTATCATCTCTACGTTTTTTTGAATTAGAATACAAATTTTCTCTAGTACTAGAAGATTGCATTGGATTTGAAGCAAATAAGAAAAATTCATCTAACCGAATTTTATCTCCCCATCTAACCGAAGCATAAATACCATAACTATTACCTTGATTTTTTGCTAAATTTATTTGTCCAGAATTACCACTACCTAATAGTAAATTTTTTAATGCTTTTTTACCTGCTTCTGCAGCTGCACCAGGTATATTATCTCCTATTTGGCCAGTAGTACCATTTATATTTTGAGATATAAATTTACCTAATAGACTTCCAGCTGCATTTTTTTTAATTTTATCTAATACTATCCTTGTTTTATACGAAGGAATAGATTTGTTATTAAATTCTGTTTTATTTAAATATATTTTAGTTGGTGTTATATTTTGCGGAACACCCAATACTGATTTTACTGAATTGATTGCTCCCCTAACTGAATTTACCAAACCGCCTAACAATCCACCATTACCAGCTGATACATTATTTGCACTTTTCATTTCCTCAACATCATCACTTTGTTGTAATGTGAATCTTGCTATTTTAGTACCATATATAATTGGTGAAGATAATTTACTTATTATTCTCAATCCTGTTGTTTCTTCTTCTATTAAAGTTTCTTTACCAACAATTGATGCTTTTCTTCTAATTGCTGTTGCTGCTTTAAAAGGTAATCTCATTAAACCAGCTGCTGATGTTAATTCATTATCTTTACTATTACGGACAGCATATTGTTGCTCAGCGGTAATACCACTGCTTAATTTTTTACTTCTAAATAATTCTTCTATCGTTGGCATCTTATATTATTATGCTTGTCCTAATGCAAAGTTATTTCTAGTACCTTTACTTACATTACTTGCTATATTTGCTGTAACCTTTGAACCATCCATATATACATCATTTGATTTATTTGCCATATCTTTTCTCATTTGTTTCATCTCATCTACTAATATATTAATTGCATGTGATGTAGCTACTCCACCAAAAGGTGTTACAGCTCCCACTTTTCCCGCTTTAGATGCTTCATCCAATTTAGATGTTATGCCAGGTGCCATAGCAACATCATCGTTTTTAGTTCCTTTGTATATAGCACCTTCTGCGGTTGTTACAGTTGGACCTTCACCAGCAGGCATTTTTAAATCACCTACATGTTTTGCTTTTGTAGCCATACTCAGCATTCCAGCAACTATTGCACCAGCACCAATCAAACCTAATCCAAATGGAATTTTTGATAATGATTCAAATATACCACCAATTGCACCAACCAACATAGTAGAAGCTGTCCCAGCTGCTTCAAGTGCAACTGTTCCAAAGTATAGAGCCAACGTACCCACTAATGGTAATAAGATATACATATTGTTAAGTATTTCACTAATAATAGATGCTAAAAATTTAACAGGTGCGAGTACTACTTCTAATATAGGCCCTAATGCTGTAAATATAGGTACTAATGCTCCACCTACTGTAGCAACTATACCTTTAAAACTATTTTCCATATCAGTCAATTGCCCCGTTATCTTTTGTCCTTGAATAAACTCATCAGTTTTTTGCTTAAGTTGTTCATCATTTAAATCTTTTACATCTAATCCAGCAGAAATAGCCGCTTCTGCATTTTTCTTATCTTCACCAGTTAAATGAGCAAGTTTTTCTTTCATTAATAATTGCTTATTAATATCTTCAATACTCATACCAGCTGCTTTTGCTAATGCTTTTTGTGCAAATATGTCTTGGTTTTTAAATCCAATTCCCTGATTTAATTGATTTAGGATTTCTTCTTGTGCTTCTACCGTCTTACCGGCATATGCTAAACCTCTAGCGGTAGATAAATTGAATTGTCCGCCAACAAATGTTGCTGCTACTAATTCATCTTCAATACCACTTTCAAAATTTAATAATTCCTCTGCTGTTTTTGCAACTTTAGTTAATGTTGTACCTAACTGATGCGCTTGTATTACTTGATTTTTAAGTGCAGTAACATCTCCTTTAAAAAATGTAGAGGTTGCTTCTGCATTATCAGCAATATCTTCCAATACCTCTTTAGGAGATACTTTACCTTGCTGAGCCAATGATGCAATTTGTTGTTGTAAGTTTGCGGAGGTTTCACCACTAAGTCCAGCTACTTGCTCAAACACACCCTGTACTTTAGCTGCAGTTTCCGATGTTACCCCAGTTCTAGCTTGTATCCCACCCAATGCTGCGTATGTTGCAGTTGAAAAGTGAGTCATATCACCAAAAACGTTTGCTAAATCATTACTTACATCAAATATATGTTTTAATTCTACACCAGCTCCTCTATACGCAACTTCAATTTCGTGTGCTTGGTGTGCAAGATGCTCTGTTTGCTTAACAGTCATTCCGGAAGTCTTCCTATAATCTTCACTTGCCTTATCTAATTCCTTAAATGATTCAAGACCAGCTAGTAAAGCCGCTCCTACTAATAAGATGGCCACTGCAGGACCATTCAACATTGCTTTTCCTAATTTTTTAGTAAAATCAATTGCACTTTTTAATGATTCTGGTGCTTCATTATATAATTCGTTTTGTGCTTCTTTTAATTCGTTTAATCTTTCTTCTTTATGATATAATGATTCTTCTATATGAAGATTATCAAGTGCTGCTTTATATTGTTCTTCTGTATAAAGTAATCTATCTTCTTCTAATTCTTTTCTTTTTAATGCAAATTTATTTTGAAAAATGGCCTCTCCTTTAGCCTTCGCTGCTGCTTCCGCTTGTTCTTTAGTCGCATCTGATATTTCGGTTAATTTTGCTACTCTTTCAACAGACGCTTCCAATTCCTCTCCAGATAAATCTTTTTGTCTGAGTTGTTCTTTTATAATTTCAACATTAAGAGAAGAATATGCTCTAGCTCCGACAGATGTTCCTGTTAAATTATCTTTTACTTCTTTACTATATCGTGCAAAACTTTTGGAAAAATTTAAAGTTTGTTTATCTAACTCAATTAATTTATTTTTTTCATTTTTTAAAAACCCAAGCGTACGTCTTTCATCCTTAAACGCTTTTTTCTTAGATTCTATAATATTATCTATTTGTCTCTTTTCGTCTTTACTTGCTGTTTTTTTCTTTTGTTGCTCTGCAGCAATCTCAGCCTCCAAATCTTTTATTATTTGTAATTGCCTAATAATTTCAGGAAAATTTTTATATTTTACTTCGTCAATTGTACCTTTAGATGATGCCATTTTTTATAAATGTAATTATATTTTAATAAAGACCATATTTTTTTAATATAGCTAATGTTGACGGTGCTAATGTTTTTTTCATTCTTTCTCCAGCTTTATCATTAATATCTCCAATATCTTTATCTAGTTTTTTTAAAATTGGGTCATTATCTATAACTTTGCGTATTTCTGCTGGTGTTTGTTTTTTACCAAAAAAACTGAAAAATTCATTTAAATTTTTTCTTGATATTTTATATTTCTTTGCCATATATGTATTTGTTTAAGTTATTATCTATAAATATCTTATAAACAAAAAAGTTAGGATTTAGGGGAAATTACCTCTTAATCCTAACTTTAGATGCTTTATTTGCTGTTTCTACTTGCTCATTCTCTTTTTTCTTAGCATCTACTAATTTATTGTAGTAGAAATTTCTAAGATGGGTTGGCATTTTATACAAATCCATTACCGTAAACCCATTTCCATAATTCACCATCTCAAATATTTGAGTGTGAAGATTTAAACTATGATTTTTCGGAAGGCCAAAAAAACCCAACTCCCATCGTAATGGGAACTACCTCGGTTTCTCCATCTTCATGGATGTGGGTGAATACCATATCAACATCAGGTGATATGGATTTTATGTAATTTCTTAAAGCCTTACTATCTTTTGCTAACATACCATTAACAAATTTAGATATTGCTGATATATCGTTATTACCATCTACACTTTTAATCATGTGACGTAATCTAGTAGTAATTTCAAACGATGAATCTTTGTTTAATTTTTCCAAAGCATCTATATCTTTTTGAATTGCCAACTCATCACCATGTGTAAGTAATTTGAATGTTATTTTCTTACCATTTGAAGGTAATGTAAATTCAAATTCATTTTTGTTGTTAAAAATAGATGTATCTACTTCCTTTGTTTGTACTTTTGATAAGTCAACAACAGCATCAATTTGCTCACCTGTTTTTTGTGAGTAAAAACTAATTGGGTAATCTGCTCCGTATCCTAACAATCTAGTTGCAAGTACTATAGCGTTTTTGTCACCAATTATAATATCATTTGGATTTACATTATCAACAATAATAGATTCAAATAGTTTATCTAATACTATTCCTTTTCTAATTAAATTTGTTGATGCAAGTATATCTTCCTCTTTTGCGGTCATATACTTTATAGTAATTTGTCCAGATGAAAGAGGACTCTCTTTTGGATAAATCTTTCCTCCTGATGGTAAATCTAATACCTCCGTTGGAAAATCATATGTTTTTTCTGTCATAACTTTACTTTGTTTTAAGTTTGTATATATAAATACATAGTTTTTAAAAAATTAGAAAGCATAAAAAAGGGGATTCTTTTGAAATCCCCTTATTTTTGTTATTTTTAGATTAGTATTCAAGAATAGCGTAATCGTAAGATAATGTTAATTCAATTGTTGCAGGTTCGTTAGAATCAAATGATACATCACCAAAGTTTGCTTGCTGAATGAATGCACCTTTAATTTTCCACTGTTCAATTTTATCGCCAACTGGACCTAACATATAGAAATCCAAATCTTTCTTATAAAAATCTGCGTATCCACGTCTACCAGTGATTGATTCATGTCCCAATCTAATCCACTCCATTACTGATTGTGCAGCCGATGGTACAATTGGGTCATAAAGAGTAATTGTAATATCTTGCCACTCACCTTTACCTTGCAACTTTCTTTTAATGTTGATATGGTCTAAAGTGATTGTTTCAAATTGAATTGAAGGTCTTGCTGCTGCTTTAACCATATATCCAGGTACACCATCCCACTCTAAGATGTATCTGTTTTTCATTTTTGGTTCGAAGTTCGTATAGAACATCTTATCAAACTCTAATATTTCTGCCATTTTATTCTTTTTATTTTATATTAATAAATATCCACTTTTTGTTTTTCTATATTATGCTGAGAAACTTGCTCCAGTTGGTAAGATGTTGAAATCTATTACGATAAATTCCGCCGTCTTAGCCGGTTGTAAGAAAATTTGTCCTGCTAATATATTTCTATCAATTACATCAGGTGTGTTATTACTTTCATCCATTACAACTCTGAAAGCGTATAAACCTTGTCTTTGTTGAACTGCCTCTAAGTAAGGGTTCACAGTGTTTAAGAATCTATTACGAGTTGTAGATGTATTTTGTTCAAACACTAAATAACGAGATGTAGATGCTACAAACTTCTTAAGAACAATAAGTAATCTTCTAACATTGATTCTATCTAAAGCTGATGCCTTATCTTGCAATGTTTTCTGTCCAAATGCTACAATACCTTGTCCAGGGAATGCTGCGATTGGGTTTACTTTGTTCTCATATAGAGTATCTCTTTCAGAATGTGTTAATCTATTTAAAACACTAACTGCTCCAGTGATACCACCTCTATTCAAACCAGCAGGTGCGAACCATTCTGCTGCTAATCTATCGTTAGCTGCGAAAACAGCGGGCATTAATACTGATGGTGGAACACTCATCAATTTGTTTGTGTTTGTATCTATTGTCTTAACCCAAGGATAGTAAGTTGCTACATAGTTAGAATCAACTGCGTTTGCTTGGTCAGTTGCTTCAGTTATCGTATCATCAAAATCATTGAAGTCAGCTATATAAAATGCATCTTGTCTACTTTCAACCATATCAATTGCTTTTGTTACAATTGCAGGGTGTAAACTTCTTACAATACCCGGTGTTACTACCATATTGATATCCCACTCATCAGGGTTAGATACTGCGTTGATTGCTTTAGTATATGCTACTGAACCAGATGATGTTGAAGTTGCGCAATTAAATCCTTGCGTATTTGCATTACCCCAATCAGTATCACCAGCTTTAGCTTTAGTTACAGTTGGATTCATACCATCAAAACCTTCTTGGAATGCTAATACAAATTGTCTTTTAACCATATCAGTTGATGCCGAACCGGTCATTACATATGATAATTGTGAATCAAATGCAAATGTTGTATTTGAACCCGTTTGAGCTCCAGTTGGTATTGCTTTTAGATATTGTTTGTTATCCATACTAACACCAGTTGTTTCAAAATCAAATCCACTAAAATAAATTGGGGATGATGATGAGTTACCAGTAGAATTAGTTTGATATGTTACTGCAGGTATTAAAAGTGATTCTGCATTATTCGTTGCTGTAATTGGATTTGTATATGCTCCATGTCCAAATGGTGCTGCTGATATTGGGAATGAACCTGCTGCTGATACAACTACTCTTACATATTTTGATTTGTTTGAGTAATCACCATTTTCAGTTATTTTACCATCAGAATCAATTGTATTATATCTATCACCAATTCTTCTAGCTATATAGTTAGGAGATGCTGCATCTAAGTTTACATTATTAAATGTTTCTATTACACTCTTTCTCTTATCAGTATCACTATATGAACGAATTGTTACAGTAAAAGTTGAATAATCAGTTGCTCCATCTTCACCAGCTGCTTTTACATTAGAAATACCAACTTTGTATTTTGTGTTATAAACATCACCATGTCCTAAAGTTACAAAATTAAATAAATCGTATCTTTCACCACTAATCAATTGAGATTTAACTATTGGTGTTTCTGCTGCAGTTGTATTATATGCAAAGTCCTGAGTTGGTAATACCACTCTAGTTATTACAATATTATTCCCAGCAGAACCAGTATAGTATCCCGCCACACTTTCAAAGTATGAATATGCATATGCTGATTTAGCTCCAAATGGAGATTCACCAAATACATCTGCTAAATCGTTTGTTGCTGATGGTAATATTGATGCCGATACATTTACCCCAGCAGTTAATGAGTTGATTACAAATGAACCATCTGCATTAGAATCACTAACTACACTTGCTCCAGTAAAACCAACTTTTTCATCTCCTACTTTAGTTGAGTGTAATACACCAATTAATTTAGTACCTACTGATTGAGTAGATGAACCAGAAGCAAATATTGCTAAAGGAGCTATTTGTTGGTAACCACCAACACCACCTACTCTTACCACAGTTACTTGACCTGCTTCTCTTAAATAGTTTTGTACTGCGTACTCACTATAATAAGTTCCATCAGGAGTACCAAAGGTATCTTCAAATTCTGATTGTGTTCTTATAATTGTTGGAATAAATGCAGGTCCTTGCTTAAAAGGTCCTATAATTGCTGCTCCAATTTCTCCAATTCCTTGTGTTAAAAAGGATAAATCATTTTCTCTTGTGAAAACGCCGGGTGATACGATTCTTTCTGACATTTTGTTTCTTCTATTTGTGTTTTAATTGCGTATTAGTAATTACTTACATTAATACTCATATAAATATAAAGAAAATGTCCAAAACACAAATTTATTATTAAATCTGCACTTTGAACATTTATAATTTTGTTTTAGTTAATTAATAACCCGGAACAGAACCAGACGTTGTTGGATATGAAGTACTTCCAGATGTTGGAGACCAAGGTAAATCCATAGTAGTCACTTCAATTCTAGCGTATTTCTTATGGTCTATTTCTTTTTGAATTTGTCCGTTTATATGACCCATATAATTAGTTTCAGTAGAACCACTAACTACATTTTTAACCCATCCTAATACTAAATTTTCAGTAAGGTCTTGGTAATCAACAAACCCATCACCATTAAGGTCTTGAGGTTTGAACGGTGTTGCACCATTAAAAACTCCGAAATTACCATCAGTATCAGTACCAGTTAATTTCCAATTAGTACCAACAACAATATTTTCAAAATTTTCACTGTTTTGTTTTTTTAATCCTACTAATTCCCATTTATATGTTAATCCCATAATATTTGTTTTTTATATTGTATAAATATATCTATTTTATTTTTTAAACTTCCAATGAACCACTATAATAATCAGTAGTTAATAAATGTCTATATGTTTGTGCCATATGGTCTAATTCAGATGGTACTTCCAAAAGAAATATACATCTATGGTCCATACCAGCAGTACCAATACTTGCTCCATATTTATTATCAGCTGGATTTTTTCCTATAAATCCAATTGGTTTTGAACCCAATTCTCTAGAAGATTTATCTTTCCAAATAGTTACACCAATTTCAGCAGTATATCCAGATTTCCAATAAACTGCTGTTTCTGGGGAATTTGCTCCAAATGTAATTCCATTAGGTCTTGTTGGGTCTGGAGGTGCGGGCGTATCCTGCATTCTTTTTTCTACCTTTATATCAGTAACAACGTGATATGCGTTTTCAATAACAACACCAGTTCCTGGTATTTCGTAATCTTTTAAAAGTGCCATAATTTATTCTTTATTATTAAATATTAATTTATTTAAAATTTCTTTCAATTCTTTAATTTCTTCTGATTGCTTTTTTATTATTTCATTTTGTTCTTTAAATCCTTCAATAAATAATCCTGCAAAACTTCCGTAAGAAATACCAAATTCATCATTTACATCATCATAGGTAACAACTTCTGGAAATATATCCACAGTTTCCTGAGCTATTAATCCTGTTTGTCTTTTTTCTGCCATTTCAGTTGTAATGTTTGCAGCTTCATCCATTATTCTATTGTAATAAACACCTCTCAATTTAAGAATTTTTTCTAATGCAGATTCAATTGTTACAATATTAGTTTTCTTTCTAGCATCAGAATAAGCTACTATATTACCTGTTGAATATATACCACCAGATACATACATACCATATGAAGGTGATGTTGAAGAAGTATTTACACCCGTACAGTTATATGGAAAATAGTGATAGAACATCCATCTACCAGATTGATAATAACAACCACCATTACCACCAGTATCAAACATACCGGTAACAGGAGTATTACCTACGTCTTGTAAAATACCTGTGTATGAGTTTTTATATCCATCCATTCTCCAAGTTCCATATGTGGAGTTATTTGGATACCAATGTGCACTATTTGTGCCTGTGTAGAATCCAACATCTGCCACATACATCCACTTATACTTAAATGAATAATTTGATGAACCTGCTAATTGAATACACAAATCACTCATATCGTAATCGGAATAAACTCTTGTTCCTTCATAAGAACCAGCGTTTGCTCCTAATTTAATACCAGTATGATATGCAATTCTTAAATCCGGATACGGATAACTCCATCCACCACCTTCTTGGAATATATTATATGCATTTGTACCTTGCCCAGAGTTACCACCCGTTCCAATAAAATCTATACGAGCTACTCTTACATAGTTGTTGAATTCACCACTACTCATTTGAGAATATCCAGTTGGGTCAGTATAATATGCTGTATTATTACTATCGTAAAATATTGGTGCTCTTAATGAGTTACCTCCAGTTAAATAATCGTTAGCATAAACCGTACCACCAGTATACCACTCCATTACTCTCCAGTTAGAACCACTACTATTCATAGTGTTTAAGTAAAGATTTCCTGCTGTACTAAATCTGAAGTATGATGACCCAAATGATGTGTTTGGTCTACTAAAGTAATAAGGTCCAGAACCATCATGGTATGTGTTATCCACATTAAATCCAAATCCTCCCCAATCCCAAGTGTTACCAGGTTCAGAAACCCACATTTGCAATTGACATAATCCAGTACCAGCTCCGTTGTTTCCAGGTAATAATCTAAGTCTAGAAGTAGTATTACCATGAGCTCCACTCATTCTCAATCCACCATATATTTCGGTAAATCCGTTAGGGTCTATATAATATCCAGTATTATTGGTATCATAGAATATTGGTGCTCTAAAACTTTCTGTGTTTTCCGTATATCTTTCAATTACATGTCTAGTAAACCAAGAACCACCACCGCCAGGAGTTTCTCTTAAGTAAACAGTAGTACCTTGAGGTTTATACCACTCACAAGAACCACTACCCCATTGATGAATACGGAACATAGCAGGTTCAGTAGAGAAGTTACCAGAAGTTGATACCTCTAACGAACGGAACGAACCATGTGGTTTGCCCCATCCTTGTCCATAAGGGTCATGCGTCCACCAACCACTATTATCAGTATATATACCATTTGTATCACCACGTACTTTGTAACCTAAAAATTCGTTAGTTCTACTACTACCATTAGGGTCTACAAAAAATCCAGTATTATTACTATCATAGAATATTGGTCCTCTAACAGAACCGGCCATTTCTAAATAGCTACTTTGTACAAAACCATTTTGCACATTACCGATACGGAATTCAATAAATGATTCAGCTCCTATACAAAAATATGGATTATTATAAACACCAGGTCTTCCCCATGCTGCCCCAACTCTTACATTAGAACTAACACCTTCAGCGTTTAAGACGTGAATACCAGAAGTATCTCCGGTAAAAGTTACACCAGCCCCATTCAAATTTAAATTAAATGTAGCGTTAGGGTCTAACCAATATGCGGTGTTATTTTGGTCGTAAAATATTGGTGCTCTTGAACTACCATTTGAATATGAGTTACCACTTCTATCAACATAGAAGTCAGTAGTACCCCAAGAACCATTTCTATGTCCGTGGTCATGATTAATTCTGAAATATGATGAGTCTGCGTATCCATATCCACAAGACCAAGTATTACTATCATATCCATTAGAGAATAAAATAGAAGGTCTATCAGTACCGCCATTTGCTTCAATACGGAATTCTCCAGTTATACCCCAAGAGTGGTTACCATAACTATTTGTTACCAACATAGTACTATTATTACCAGGTGCTGAACCTGTTTTTGTAATAGTTACAACTTGTCCATTTGATTGTCCGAAGTTACTGAATCCATCCGGATTTACATAATATGCAGTATTATTTCTATCATAGAAAATTGGTGCTCTAGCACTTGTATTAAATTCTACATATGAACCATCTTGATTTGGATAGTTTCTTTGTGACCAATCCCAGCTACTTCCATTAACAGCACCTCTACCACCATACAAATACCATGCCCCATCGGTAGCTATGTGTTGTAACATATATCCTAAGTTACCATTAGTTGATGTTTGATATATAGAAGCGTAAGTACCAGTAATAACAAGTTGTGCATGAGATGAACCAAATGGATTACTACCCCAATTTCCATTAACATTAAGGTATTGTAAATTAGTACCATCAAGTCCATCAAAATAGTATCCAGTATTAGATATATCATAATATCTTGGTGCCAAAACACCATAGTCTGCTCTTAGATAATTATCACTCTTACCAAATGAACCAATTTCAGTTCCTGTAAATGGTGAGTTATTAAAAAATCTAGTTCCACCATATTGAGATGCTGCGCCAATATCAACACCAGTATGCCATGCTAATTGTAAGTGATTACCAGAATAATATCCATTGTTATAGTTTCTAACATGAATCATATAATATGGTTGCGAATCACTTCTCTGTCCCCAAGTAATACCACTATCTGTTGATGCTTGTGATGGGTCAGTTGTGGAATTTGAAAGATTTATATGTCTTGTCGTACCACTACCACTACCTGTTCTAGCTATAAATGTACCACCACTATCATACCAATAATCTTGATAAACTGCTGGAGTTCGTAAACTTGATTTTACCCATACTATACCATCATTTCTTACTTCAAATGCTGCTCCTCCAGTACCAACACCACTTATAGCAAATCCTTCAGTTGCTCCACCACCAGTCCAAATAATATTTTTTAATGCCGCTCCTAAATTTGTTGTACTTGTTGTTGTTCTAAATCTAGCTCCCCATACATCCGGTTCACTATTAACAGAAATCAATGCGTTATTGGGAATATTTAAAGTAGATGTTAATGTTAATATACTAAATCTAGAAGTACTTGCAGGGTCAGCTAAGTAAGTACCATCATTATTATCAATAAATTGAGTTGCGTAAATAGCTCCCAATACAGTTGTATTTGCAGCTAATGTGTTATCAATTTCTTCAATTTTAAATCCTGCTATTTCAGCCTGTCCACTATATCCACTATATAGATAATTGTGTAACCAACCTAATTGCATGAATTTTGCATATCCATACCAAGTATACCCAGCACCAGATCCAGCTGGTCCAATTGTCATTGTATATTCCGTCCAAGACGCAGGTGGAACGCCATTCCAATAATAAGGTTGTCCCCAGCCACCATTATCAGGCTGTCCGTAATTGTAAGTTGCTTGCGTAAATGAAAGATAACAATATGGATTACCAGACGTTGCTCTAATCCAAGCTGAAACTTTGTAAGTTTTAGTTGGGTCAATTGCTACCCATCCAGATTGTCTATGTCCACTCCACGCACCACTACCAGCAAATGCAACATCACCAATAGGTGCATCACTTAATCCACTTCTATATGTTGTATCGGGCCAAATAAATCCACCATCTGCTCCACTCCAGTTTCTAGTAAAATATTTACCATCCGGAACAAACATACCAAATAAAGATGAACCATTATTAGTCCTAGTTGAAATATTACCTCCAGTTTTTACAACAGATAATATTGATGTACTATTAGGGTCTAAATAATATGAATTATCACTATAATCATAATATCTCTGTGCGTACATATAACGATATGCTGTCATATCACCATTTGCCATATCCATTCTTAACATTACAGTATTCGTACCACCACCAACATTATTTTCAATACCAGATGTTTGTGCTCTAGTAAAATCAATTGCGTTTATTGGATTGTTATGCCAAATACCCCAAGGTGTAGATTCTTCTTTATAAATCCAAGGAGAGGCCTCACCACCACTACCAGGATTTCTAGAACGAAGGAATACAGGATATGTAGTTGAGTTAGTTGGTGTCATTGTAATACCTTCTGCAGAAGCACCACCATTCATAATAATATTTGAACCATTATTAGCAATAGTAACACTACTAGCAAAATACCCAGCACCACTTTCGTTTACTGAAAATAATTCGTTTGTTGATTTTACTGCGTTATTACCTACTATGAATTTTCTATCAGTTTCATTATTATTAGAATCAATGCTAACAACAACATTCCCAGCACCAGCCATATATAATGGGTTACCAGATGCATTATTTTGTAAAAGAACTACATCATATGTGTTATCTCTATATAAACCTGCCCCAGTATCAGATAGATAAAGTGCACCCCCATTAGCTCCCGTATTTACATATATTGGGCCTGATGACCTAAATGAGTTATCTGTTTGGTTAAATTGCCATTGAGAACCTGCAGCTGTTGCCGTTCCCATATGAATACCAATTGTATCTAAATTACTATATGCACCTGCTGTACCTTGGAAATAACTTATACCATATGCATCAGCGTTACCAAATCTCCAAATTGGATTTCTGACATTACTAGCATATGTTGTACTATAAAATCCAGATGTACCAGCCGCATATACTCCAGTTGTTGATATTATTTGATTAAACGTTACATTATCTGATGTTCTAACATTTTGATTCATTAAATAAACCTCAGTTGCTCCTATACCAGTATCTATTGTACCAGTTATTACGATATTACCACTACCACCAATATTACCAGCTACATAAGTATCTGCATCATGATACCATCTCAATCCACTCTCATTCCAATAAAATTGTCTTGTAGCTTGAGTTCCTCTTTTAACTTCTATGCCAGCATTTTCAGTTGGTGTAGTTGCTGCCGTTATATCTGCATTTAATGTGATGATATTATCACCTACATTTAAAGTTGTTGTATTAATATATGTTGTTGTACCACTTACAGTAAGGTCACCACTAATTGTAGCGTTACCGGTTACTGCCAATGTAGTACCATCAAAAGTTAAGTTTGCATTTACATTTGCATTTGGTGCTCCACTTGCTGCTAATGTAATTACACCATTTGTAGTTGTGCCTGTCAATGATAATAATCCAGAAGAACCTGATGTACCACGTGTACCTGATGTGCCACTTGTACCACTACTTCCTGATGTGCCAGAAGAACCTGCCGTTCCACCACTACCACTTGTGCCAGAAGTTCCTGATGAGCCGCTTGTACCAGAAGTTCCTGATGAGCCATGTGTACCTGATGTGCCACTTGTACCACTACTTCCTGATGTGCCAGAAGAACCTGCCGTTCCACCACTACCACTTGTGCCAGAAGTTCCTGATGAACCGCTTGTACCAGAAGTTCCTGATGAGCCACTTGCTCCAGAAGTTCCTGATGAGCCACTTGTGCCACCACTACCAGAAGTTCCCGATGTTCCACTACTACCGCTCGTGCCAGATGTGCCACCACTTCCACTCGTGCCACTACTTCCACTCGTACCACTACTTCCAGCTGAACCGCTTACTCCGGATGTACCACTACTACCGCTTACACCAGAAGTTCCTGATGAGCCACTAGTCCCAGAAGTTCCTGATGAGCCACTTGCTCCAGATGTTCCACTACTACCACTTGCTCCAGAAGTTCCTGATGAGCCACTAGTCCCAGAAGTTCCTGATGAACCTTGTACTCCACTTATTCCAGAAGTTCCTGACGTACCGCTTGTGCCAGATGAGCCAGCAGAACCAGAAGTTCCTCTTAATCCCGCTATACTAATTGTCCAAGATGATGCAGTTGTTGTACCTAAATTATAATCAGCTGCTATGGCAAATGATGTACCACCTGTGATAGTTACAGTTCCTTCAAAATAGTTTGAAACAGTATTTACAGCTCTTACTCTAACTCCAGTTATAAATGCACCTTGCTGATTTGTTGTTAATGTTATTGTTCCAGTTGATGCCGGTGTTGCTGATGTAGTTGATGTTACATTACCATATCCAGCTCCAGTACTTCCCGATGTGCCAGATGTACCAGCCGAACCGGATGAACCTTGTACTCCACTTATTCCTGATGTACCAGACGTTCCCGATGAGCCACCACTACCACTTGTTCCCGATGAGCCACCACTACCACTTGTTCCCGAGGTACCACTTCCTCCACCTGCTCCACTTATACCAGATGAACCACTACTTCCTGATGAACCACTACTTCCCGATGTACCTGCACTACCAGAAGTTCCTGATGTGCCACTTGTTCCCGATGTTCCATTTGTACCACCACCTCCAGTTATACCACCACTACCAGCACTACCGCTTGTTCCAGAAGTTCCCGATGAGCCACTTGTTCCTGAAATTCCTGATGAACCACCAGTACCACTTATACCAGATGTACCTGCTGATGCATTTGTGCCAGAAGTACCTGCTGACCCAGAAGTACCTGCTGACCCAGAAGTTCCCGATGTGCCACTACTACCGCTTGTGCCAGAAGTTCCAGCTGAGCCCGTTGTACCACCACTACCAGAAGTTCCTGCTGAACCCGTTGTGCCAGATGAACCTGTTGAACCGCTTGTGCCAGATGTTCCTGATGTGCCAGAACTTCCACTAGTCCCGCTACTTCCGCTTGTTCCACTAGTCCCGCTACTTCCAGATGTTCCAGCTGACCCAGTTGTACCCGATGAACCTGTTGAACCAGAAGTTCCCGATGTACCAGCACTGCCAGTAGAGCCGGATGTACCACTACTTCCAGAAGTTCCTGATGTGCCACTACTACCGCTTGTTCCAGAAGTTCCAGAAGTTCCCGATGTGCCGGCTGAACCAGTTGTTCCCGATGTGCCAGAAGTTCCTGATGTACCAGACGTTGCTGCTGCTGTTTTAAAACCAATTTTACCAGTTGTAGAATTATAAACTAATACATCATTTGATAAATCGGGTGATAAAGAACCTACTCCGAATGATAATGAACCAGTAATTCCTACACTACCAGTAAATTCTTGCTTATCATTTTGTGCATCACCAAACTTTGATGAACCACTTGCGTATATTATAGATGATGAAATATATGTTGTAAATAATTCTAATGTATTTATTTTTCCAGCTACATTTATATCACCTTTAAAAATACCACTACCAGTTACAATAAGATAATCTCTTATAGTTACTGAATTATTTATTTCCAATCCCCTATTTGGAGAAATTATTGCTGTTGCTGAACCCGATTTTAATCTATCTAAATCACCAATAGATGCTGCGTTTATATTAAATAATCCACTACCATCACCTTTAAATAAAGATGCTGATATTGATGATGAAATATTAGCCGAGCCACTAATTTGTGTATTTGCTTTTATTTGTAATGAAGAACCACTAGTTACTCCAATTATATTTGTTTGTACTGCAGATGAAGTAAAATTTCCTACAACACTTACAGATTCAGATGAGGCATTTAAAATAGAAGAACCACTTACAAAAAGTGATATACTATTTACACTAGTCTGATTTAAACCATTTGGATTATTACCGTTAAACGCCATTTAATATATCTTTTTATTATGTCAATTCTAATACCGAAACAATTACATCTGCCGAAGCTGCCAATGATGATGTAACTGATATAAAGTCTGTTGCTTCCAATACAACCTTTTGGTCTCCGCCTACCATAACATTTGAACTACCCTGTACAATCAAAGCATTTTTTACTAAAAATACACATTTATTTCCACCATTATCTCTAAGCATTACACTTACAGAAATATTTTGTGTTGCTGTATTTGCTACGTTTACACCAATTACTGTTGCTGCTGTTCCTGCTGGTGTTTCATAAACTTTAACACCAGATGTACCTATTGAACTTGTTATACTATTTTTAAATGTATTTGCCATTTTATTTTATTTTTTTATCCTAATGCTATCGCAAATGCTATTGCCGAATCTAATACGTTTACACCGTCTACTAAATATCCACCTTGCGTTAAATATATAGAGCCTGTTATTATTTGAGAACCAGTAATAGATAATTTTTGATTTACATTCAAATAATCAAATGCAGCTTGTGACACATCAATAGTACCCTTAAACGAACCAGTAAAGGACCCAGTAAATGAACCACTTAAATTTGCGTACGCATTTGAAGCTTGTGTAATTGAACCTGAAAATATTGGACTATGTATTACCATTTATATCTATATACTTTTGTTATAGGTATAAATATAAACTATTTTCCTTTTAAGGTTTCACAGGCCAAGTTATACTAAATGGATTAGTTTGAGATGTAATATCTCTTAAAGATTGCCTATATTGAGACCAAATTACTTTTGTTTCAGATGGAATATCTGCTAATTGTGTCCAATCGCATTCTGCCAATAATTCATTTCGTTGAATTCGTATTATTTCCCATTGATTTTCTACTCTATAAGAAATTTCATTTGCGGTAGCATCGGTTTTTATCCAGCTTTTATAATAAACCCCATCAATTAAAGTAGGAGTTCCTTCCGTAATATTTTTTGTATGGTCAACCGGAATTGGAGTTGGTTGTACTACATGCATATCCCATTCTATTAAAGATTCATCACTAATAATTTCAGGAAGGCTTACATTTGGAAATGCTAGTCTTAATTCATTAATAGTATATGGATAATTAATTGTATTGTTTATAATTCTTAAGTACATATTATTTAAAGTTTATAGGTATTGATGCATAATTTGTTAATCCAGTACAATTTGTAAATGCAGATGTTCCTGCTGGTGTAGGTATTCTATTCCACAATTCAGGAGCAGTTCCTGTTAAAGCATTTGTTGTAGAACTCATATTATATAAATTAGTAAAAGTTGTTACTGCAGTATTATATGTAAATTGTAAAACATTAGTTATTGCTCTAGAATTTCTAAACGTTCCAGAAAAACTAGTCACATTTATATTTTGGTCAAATAATGTTAATGGTACTGTTGTTAATGCTTGGCATGCAAAGAAACAAGATGCAAATGAAGTTACTAAAGGAACATTATCAAATAATCCAGTTGGTATAGATGTTATTGTTGATATTGATGCAAATGTGCTATTAAATGTTGTTGCTTTTGGTGAATAATTAAATATATCCGAAGGTATTGATGTTATTCTAGTACCATTCATAAAATTAGAAAATGTAGCTACCTCATCTAAACCAGTATATCCACCTACTGCACTTAATGATGCACTTCCAGGTATTGCTGTTAAATTTATACAACCATAAAAATTTACACTTCGTAATCCAACAGTTCCCCATTGTACTAATTCTGTTATAAGATTTCTAATTGCTGAATTATTATTTACTGCAAATCCTGGCATAAAACCACTTATTGTCACAATATATGTACCCACACTAGCATAAGTATGAATTCTATTTACTGAATTAGATGCAGTTATTAAAGGTGATGAACTACTATCTCCCCAATTTATATATAAAGATGGCGTTAATCCACCATAATCTATTAAAGGACAAGTAAATACCGTGTTTACTGATGTTGTTGTTATTTTAAAAACAAATGGAAACGCTTGTGCTGAATCTGATGGTATTAATTTTCTTGCTATACTCATAAATTTTAATTATTAACTAAGATTTTTTCCAACTACAAATCCATAATATGTAGTTCCATTATCAAATGTAAAGAATGTCAATACATCCGTACCAGATGATGTTAATATAGGTGCGATACCACCAGTCCATTTAACACTAACAGGCCACGTAATAGAATATGCTCCTGCGTTTACAGACACAAAAGTAAATCCGAATGCATTTGATGCTGGTGCGTTTACTAATGATATTGTTGCAGTACCATTAAATTGTCTTCTGAAATTATTTGCCGTTGAAAGGTCTAATGTTACACTTCCACCAGTTCCCAAATTATTATAAGTTTCTCTAAATGTTGTAGATGAAATATTTCCTACTACAGATAAAGTTGTACCATCAAATATTAAATTACTTTCAACATTTGCACCCACCGGTGTTGCGTTATAAGTTATTATACCATTATCAGTTGTTCCAGTTAATCCAAATCCAGATGAGCCCGATGTACCAGAAGTTATTCCAGGCGCAGATGTACCAGAAGTTCCTGTGGCCCCAGACGTTCCTGATGTTCCAGAAGAAAAGCCCGGAGCGTTTGTACCACTTGTCCCATTTATACCGCTTGTGCCTGTTTGTCCAGAAGTTCCCGATGTGCCAGAAGAATATCCAGGTGCGTTTGTACCAGAAGTTCCAGCAGTGCCACTAACTCCAGAAGTACCAGAAGTTCCCGATGAAAAGCCCGGAGCGTTTGTACCAGAAGTTCCAGAAGTACCATCTACACCAGCATTACCAGTTGAACCATTTATTCCTGATGTACCACTACTTCCAAACATTGTTCCATTTAAACCAGAAGTTCCCGATGTGCCACTTGTACCAGAAGTTCCCGATGTGCCACTTACTCCAGAAGTTCCTGATGTGCCAGAAGTTCCCGATGAACCAAACATTGTACCATTCAATCCAGAAGTTCCTGATGTGCCGCTTGTGCCAGAAGTTCCCGATGAACCACTTACTCCAGAAGTTCCCGATGTGCCAGATGTACCACTACTTCCAAATAGCGTACCATCTAATCCAGAAGTTCCTGATGTGCCAGAACTTCCTGATGTGCCAGCTGAGCCTGATGTGCCAGATGTTCCCGAAGTACCACTACTTCCAAATAACGTACCATCTAATCCCGATGTCCCAGAAGTTCCTGATGAGCCACTCACTCCAGAAGTTCCTGATGTACCACTTTCTCCAGAAGTTCCCGATGAACCACTTTCTCCAGATGTACCACTACTACCAAAGAAAGTTCCATCTAATCCACTAGTACCTGATGTACCATCCATACCAGAAGTTCCTGATGTACCAGCTCCAGAAGTTCCTGATGTGCCATCACTTCCAGAAGTTCCCGATGAACCAAAGAAAGTTCCATCCAATCCAGATGTTCCCGATGTGCCGCTTGTTCCTGATGTTCCAGAAGTTCCAGCTCCACTAGTTCCAGAAGTACCATCACCACCACTCGTACCACTACTTCCAAAGAAAGTTCCATTTAAGCCCGATGTTCCAGATGTGCCGCTTGTTCCTGATGTTCCAGAAGTTCCAGCTCCAGAAGTTCCTGATGAGCCACCACTTCCAGATGTTCCACTACTACCAAAGAAAGTTCCGTTTAATCCAGAAGTTCCAGAAGTACCCGATGTACCATTTTGTCCAGAAGTTCCTGAAGTTCCATCACTACCATTTATTCCACTTGTGCCAGAAGTTCCGCTTGTGCCGCTTGTACCACTACTACCAAAGAAAGTTCCGTTTAATCCAGAAGTTCCTGATGTACCACTTACTCCCGATGTACCACTACTTCCACTTGTGCCAGAAGTTCCACTACTTCCAAAATATGTTCCATCAAGTCCAGAAGTTCCCGATGTACCATTACTACCATTTATTCCACTTGTGCCAGAAGTTCCTGATGTACCGCTTGTTCCCGATGTGCCATTACTTCCAGAAGTTCCCGATGAACCATTACTTCCAGATGTGCCGCTTGTACCAGCACTACCATTAGTACCGCTCGTACCGCTTGTGCCGCTTGTACCAGAAGTTCCATTACTTCCCGATGTGCCACTTGTACCATTTGAACCGCTCGTGCCGCTTGTGCCATCACTACCACTTATTCCAGAAGTTCCCGATGTACCAGAAGTTCCATTAGAGCCGCTTGCTCCAGAAGTTCCATTAGAGCCGCTTGTGCCAGAAGTTCCATTAGAGCCGCTTGCTCCAGAAGTTCCTGCTGAACCATTTGTGCCAGAAGTTCCATTACTACCATTAGTTCCTGATGTGCCAGAAGTTCCATCACTACCACTCGTTCCTGATGTGCCGCTTGTTCCTGATGTTCCATTAGTACCAATACCACTCGTACCACTACTACCACCACTACCATTTGTTCCAGAAGTTCCTGATGTGCCATCACTACCACTTGTACCGCTTGTGCCAGAAGTTCCCGCTGAGCCCGTTGTACCACCACTACCAGACGTTCCCGATGTGCCAGAAGTTCCTGATGAGCCGGATGTACCAGACGAACCATCTGAACCCGATGTGCCAGAAGTTCCGGCGCTTCCAGTAGTCCCAGAAGTTCCTGATGTGCCACTACTACCGCTTGTTCCAGAAGTTCCGCTACTGCCAGATGTACCAGCTGAACCAGTTGTACCCGATGACCCCGTTGAACCAGAAGTTCCTGATGTACCCGCCGAACCAGTTGTGCCAGACGTCCCACTACTTCCACTTGTGCCACTACTTCCTGAAGTTCCTGAAGTTCCGCTTATACCATCACTACCAGAAGTTCCTGATGTGCCAGAAGTTCCTGATGAGCCAGATGTGCCAGATGAACCTCCACTTCCAGACGTACCACCACTACCAGAAGTTCCCGATGAACCTGCTGCTCCACTACTTCCGCTTGTGCCAGAAGTTCCTGATGAGCCACTACTTCCACCCGTACCCGTTGAGCCGGATGTTCCTGCGGTGCCGCTTGTACCGGATGAACCACCTGTACCAGTTGACCCAGAAGTTCCCGATGTACCACTACTACCCGTTGACCCAGAAGTTCCTGATGTGCCACTACTACCACTTGTTCCCGATGAGCCGCTTGTTCCACTACTACCAGCAGTACCGCTACTACCAGTCGAACCACTTGTGCCGCTTGTACCAGATGACCCACTACTTCCGCTTGTTCCAGAAGTTCCTGATGTGCCAGATGTTGCTGATGTACCGCTTGTGCCAGAAGTTCCTGATGTGCCGCTTGTTCCACTACTGCCAGAAGTTCCCGATGTGCCGCTTGTGCCAGAAGTTCCCGATGTACCATCCGAACCAGTTGTTCCTGATGTGCCAGAAGTTCCCGATGTACCATCCGAACCAGTTGTTCCTGATGTGCCAGAAGTTCCCGATGTGCCGCTTGTGCCAGAAGTTCCCGATGTACCATCCGAACCAGTTGTTCCTGATGTGCCAGAAGTTCCCGATGAACCATTACTACCACTTGTGCCAGAAGTTCCCGATGTACCATCCGAACCGGTTGTGCCAGAAGTTCCCGATGAACCACTTTCTCCCGATGTGCCAGATGTGCCAGCTGAACCAGTCGAACCAGCTGAGCCAGCCGTACCAGCAGAACCTCCTGTACCAGAAGAACCTTGTACACCTGCTATATTTCTTTTTTCTAATCTTTTTGTTATACTATTCCAAACTACTACATCTTCGGATGAACCAGATATAAGTGCATTTATTGATAAGCTACCACTCACACCTAAACTACCACTAATTGTAAGTGATGCATTTATTGTTTGGTCTTTATTAATTTGTAAAAAAGATGCCGTATCAGTATTACCAGAAGATAATGCAAACATTGCGTAAGATGCTGTATATGCCAATGATGCAGTACCAACAAACATTGAAGCCGTTTGTGTTTTTTGTATAAAGTTTGTTGTATCTAATGCGCCCCCACCACCTAATATAGTTACCAATACACCATTTGAACCAGATGATGTCACATCAACACCAGAACCAGTAAAATGAATTTTTCCTACTTGTGCTTTTACTAATGAACTGGTTTGGTATATAAATAATTCAGTACCACCACCAGCTCCTGCGTTTAATGCATATGATGCGGTTAATGCGTAAGAAGAACTTACTGCACTAAACACCGCCATTGACGATGTTTGAGAATTTCTAACTAAATTTTGAATATCACTCAATGCTGATAATGATGCTGAATCAAATCCGGTAACATTTTTTGCTGTTTCTGCAACGAGTGCGTATGATGCAGAAAGTACAGAACCAATAACTCTATCACCCTGTATTGTACCACTAATTAAAGAACCACCACTACCAATTACAACATGCCCAGAAGTTAATCCAGAAAATTTAACTTGAATAGTATTTGCATCTATCGATTTAATTGTACCAGCCATAATCTGGTCTTCCGAACCAGTTGCATATACCTGAACTATTGGATACAAAATATTTAAATTATGTATAACAGTCAAATCACTTACATTACTAAACCCTACAGTTTGAGTTAATGATGTTTCAGGTTGTGGAATATAATGTCCTCTAGTTGGGTCAAATCTTAAAATATTATAATCAATACTTGCCGTAGGTCCATTTCCCTGATATGCGTATGTTCCTAATAAACCTCCACTTACTATTGGAGAATATATTGAGGTACTTCCAGTTATTTTATTAGCTCTTAGATTATTTCCAACATATACATCTCCCCAAATACTAGCTGATGCGTTTACTATAAATCCTTTATCAGGAGAAATTGATGCAGTAAATGAACCACTTTTTAATATAAATGTTTCAAATGATATATTTGCTAAACTAATATTTGTTAAACCACTACCATCTCCAACATATGCAGAACCACTTTGGAGTACCATATTCCCACCACTAACAAATACCGAACCACTTACAGTTAATGAACCAGAAAATATTCTAACAGATGTATTTACCTCAAATCCTTTATTTGGAGAAATTATACCCTGAGCTGAACCAGATTGAATTCTATCTAACTTAAGGTCTTGTAATGCGTTTGCAGGAATATTAAATAATCCACCACCATCACCAATATAAAGTGCGGCAGTTATAGCTGTATTTACATTTAATTGATTTGGACTTATTATAGCTTTACCAGAACCAGATTGAATTCTATCTAATTGAAGGTCTTGTAATGCTGATGCAGGTATATTGAACAATCCACCGCCATCACCTTCAAAACGAGATGCTGATATTGAACCACTAATATTAACCGAACCAGTAAATATAGAACCATAGTAAGAACCAGAATTAGAACCTACGCTAGAAAACGTACCTTTAGTTGTAACAACAAATTGTATTCCACTTTGTACGGATGCAGTTGCTGAACCACTTGCTATTAATGGTGCTGCTGATGCTTGTACGTTTGTTAATTGAGAACCATCTCCACTAAATGAAAATGCTTTAACACTACCACTTACATCAATAGAACCAGTAAATCTAGAACCAATAGCTGAACCAGTTGCTCCAGTTGTTACTACAAAAGAATTTCCACTTTGAACCGATGCAGTTGCAGAACCACTACCAATGAAAGGTGCTGCAGCTGCTTGTACATTACTAATATATCTACCATCACCTAATATAAATTGAGCTTTTAAACTACCACTAACATCAACACTACCAGTTATAAGAGTACCAATTTGATAATCTAAACCAGAACCTGTTGCTCCAGTTGTTATTATAAATGTATTTCCACTTTGTACGGATGCCGTTGCTGAACCACTTGCTATCAATGGTGCTGCGGTCGCTTGAACATTTGTTAATTGAGAACCATCTCCTATAAAATTAAATGCTCTTAATGAACCACTAACATCAACCGAACCAGTGAATTGAGAACCAAAATTAGAACCACTAAAAATATTAGCTGCTATTACTCTAAATCCAAATACAGGAGATACGGATGCTGTTACAGAACCTGATTTAATTTCAGTACTAATAAGTGCATCTTCTGTTAATGCTGAACGAGGAATATTTCTTAAATAAGTACCAGTACCATATATGAATGAAGATGAACCAATATAAATTGCTCCACTAACATCATTTACAAATAAACTACCACTAATATCAACTGAACCAGTAAATCTAGAACCAATTTGTGTAGTAAACGAACCAGATTCATCAATTGAAGATGTAAATGGAGTTGTTACTCTAAATCCAAAATCCGGAGATACGGATGCGGTTACTGAACCTGATTTAATTTCTGATGATACTAATGCATCTTCTGTCAATGCTGCTCTAGGAATTTGTCTTAAATAAGTACCTACTGCATATAAGAATGAAGATGAATCTATTCTAATACTTCCACTAAAATCAGAACCACTTACAAATGATGCTACTCTAAATCCAAAATTAGGAGATACAGAAGCCGTTACACTACCACTAGCAATTCTAACAGTATCCCCAGATATTGCTGATTGAGGTATATCAAACAAACCTTTACCGCTACCACTAAACATAGATGCGGTAACATTACCAATTACTTTTGTTTCTCCAATTAATTTTATTTCAGCAGGAACATATAATGCATCAACCACATTAATAGTACCAGCCATTGATGAGTGAAATTGACAATTATAATAAAGTGTATTAGGTGCACTACCAGAAACTAAAAAATTTATAGTTCCATTATCAGCTCCATTATTTGTTACCCAAGTATCGTATGTATTACTAGGGCCAGTACTATTTACTGTTTTAATTAAGAATGGATGTCCTACTGCTTTTACATTAAATGTATAGTTTAGATTTCTAACTAAAGTTAAAGTTGGGTTTGAACCACTTACTAATGCATTACTTATATTATATAGACCACTACCATCATTTGTAACAATAAATACCTTATCTATTTCATAATCAGGTATTGCTCTTGCTGATGATGATACAATAAAACTTCCACTAATTGTAGAAAATGTATTTACTCTAAGTCCATAATCAGGACTAATAGATGCAGTTGCCGAACCACTTGCAATTCTATTAATTTTAAATGATAGAGCAGATTCAGGAATATCAGATAATCCAGCACCGCTACCACTAAAAAACGAACCAGTTTCAACTCTAATATATCCACCACTTACAAATAAGCTTCCGCTAAATTGTGAACCACTATCTATTGATATTACTCTAAATCCAAAATTAGGTGATACAGAAGCAGTTACACTACCACTTTTAATTTCAGTAGATATTAATGCATCTAATGTTAATGCTGAACGAGGAATATCTTTTAAACCAGCACCACTGCCACTAAAAAATGAACCAGTCCCAACTCTTATATTTCCGTAATTTACAAATAAGCTTCCAGTAAATTGAGAGCCACTTTCTAATGATTCAACTTTAAATCCATCATTTGGAGAAACAGATGCGGTTACACTACCACTTACAATCCTAAATACTTCCGATGATAATGCAGAACGAGGAATATCAAATAATCCAGCACCACTACCACTAAATACAGATGCAGATATTGAACCAGAGAAATTTGATGTATTTGCAAAGACTTGAAATCCTTTATTTGGAGAAATCGATGCAGTAACACTACCACTAAATATTTTTGAAGTATCTAAATTAGAAAGTGCTGAAATCGGTATATCAAATAAATTTTTACCACTACCACTAAATGAACCCGAATTTAAAAATACACCAGCTCCACTTATAAACAAGCTTCCACTAAATTGTGTACCCTTTTCAGTAGATTCTATTTTAAATCCATATAAAGGAGATACAGATGCAGTTACACTACCAGATGCTATAAATGTTGATAATAGTGCATCCGGAGTTAATGCTGTTCTAGGAATATTAAATAATTTTTCACCACTACCACTAAAAAATGAACCAGACCCTAATGAAATATTTCCACTTACAAATAAGCTTCCAGTAATTCCCAATCCGCCAATAATAGTAGAACCAAAATCAGTAGAGGTAACTACAAATCCCAAATTAGGTGCTACAGATGCCGTTACTGAACCCGATATAATTTTTGTTGCTACTTGCGGTGGTACAATAATATTTGTTAATCTACTACCATCTCCTTGAAACGAACCACTAATATTAGAACTACTGATTTCGTTGGAAATAATAATATTTGCTCTAAGGCTTCCACTTATATCAACAGATGATGTAAATTGAGAACCATATACAACAGACCCACTTATATTAGTTTTATTAGTTTCAACTCTAAATCCATAATCAGGATCAACAGAAGCAGTTATACTACCACTAGCTATTCTAGTTGAATCTCCTGTAAATGCAGAACGAGGTATATCAAATAATCCCTTACCACTACCACTAAACATTGATGCAGTAACAGTTGATTTAAATACAACTTCTTTACCTACAATTAACGAACCTGTGATATTTGTAGTTCCAATAATTTCAGTATCACTTATAATTTTAAATTCAGCCGGTCTTTGTATGATACTATCAACTATATTAATAGTGCCCGCCATTGCTAAATGGAATTGGCAATTATAATAAAGTGTATTTGGTGCATCATATGGTACTACAAATGTTATTGTTCCATTATCAGTTCCATTATTTGTTACTCCAGTATTATAAAGATTTCCTGTGCCTGTTGAACTTATTGTTTTAATATAAAATGGATGACCTGATGCATTTATATTAAATGTATAGGATAACCCCCTTACTAAATTTAATGTTGGATTATTTCCAAAAGCTGCATCAGCAAATGTATATGCAAGTGTACTAGCATTAGTTACATTAAAGTTAGTATTTAATGATTCTGTTGCGTAATATGTAGCAGATGATGATATTATCATACTTCCACTAAATGTAGAAAATGTATTTACTCTAAGTCCATAATCAGGACTAATGGATGCAGTTACACTTCCACTACCAATTTTTGAAAGGTCTAAATCTTTTAATGCTTTAATTGGTATATCAAATAATCTAGCACCACTACCTGAATAAGATGAGCCAGATGCTAATTCAATACCTCTAGCCCCACTAACAAATAATGAACCGGTAAATTGAGAACCACTATCTACAGAAACAACAATAAATCCAAAATTTGGAGATACAGATGCTGTTACAGAACCGCTTGTAATTAAAGTACTTAATAAAGCATCGGGTGATAGTGCTGAACGAGGTATATCGGATAAACCCTTACCACTACCACTAAAGAATGAACCAGTTTCAACTCTAATATATCCACCACTTACAAATAAACTACCACTAAATTGTGAACCAATATTAATTGATTCTACTTTAAATCCAAAATTAGGTGATGTTGATGCAGTTACACTACCACTAGCTATTAATGTTGCTGTTAATGCATCAGGTGTTAATGCTGACCTAGGAATATCAAATAAACCTCTACCACTACCAGTAAACATTGATGCGGATACTGAAAAATCAAATTGTGCAAATGTATTAACTTTAAATCCAGTATTTGGTGCAATAGATGCCGTTGTAGAACCACTAGCTATTAATGTTGCTGTTAATGCAGGTAAATTAAATAATCCACCACCATCTCCAGTAAATAAAGATGCTGATATACTACCAGTTATTCTAACACTACCAGTAAATTCAGAACCACGTAATGCCGATTCAACTTTGAAACCATAATCCGGAGTTACCGATGCAGTTACACTACCACTAGCTATTCTAAATGCATCTCCACTAAATGCCGAACGAGGAATATTAAATAAACCACCACCATCTCCAGTAAATGAACCAGATATAGAAGCTGTTATTTGTTGTGCTTTAAGTGAACCAGTTATTATAACACTTCCACTAATATTTAGAGAACCAGTTATTTGCTGTACATCGGATATATCATCACCAAATTTATTTGAACCGGATGAATATATTACAGATGATGAAATATAGGATAATATTAATTGCTCCGCATATATAGAATCTCTTACATATAAATTTCCTTGAATTGATGTATTTGTATTTACTTGTAATCCTAAATTTGGGGAAATTGATGCAGTTGCCGAACCAGATGCTATTTGTTTAGCAGTTGGTGCAAATTGTATAAATCCTCTATTTCCTTCACTATCTGATACAAGAATAGCTGGATTATCATAAAGAGAGGCTGAAAATGATGGTACACCAAAATTCGGCTCCGCTTGAGATGGGTCAAGAAACTGATATCTGTCTGCGGTTACATTTTTTGGGGATACTACTCTTACCCTTCCTGTTAATAAATTACTTATTGCCATGCGTTACTTTCCCAGCTTTGTTATAAATATAGAGAATCCCTTATAAATATCAATCAATGATATTATTGTTATTCATTCGCACTTTCTAACAAGGAAAGAACTACGGTCAAATCAGTTGAACCAGATACTATAAAACCATATGTTTCTTCTAATACTAATTTACCAGAAACCACCGGTGAAAGTGAATCTGCTGGCGGTATTGTTACGTTTGTTACTAATCTTACAGCTTCTTGCTCTACCAATACAGGAGCTTCAATAGTTTTTTTAATTATATCTACTAAAGAATTTACAACATATATAGATGCTGATATTCCCGATTGCGTTCCATTTGTAAATCCACTTAATACGGATTGTGTAACTCCACTTTGAAATAATAATGGTGAATCGGTAGAACCAGTTACAGATTGGTTTTTTATAATTTGATTTGATAATACTTTTAGGTAATCTAATGCAAATATAGATGCAGAATATTCTGTTGTATCAATTGCAGATACACCATTTTTATCAAAATAAGCTTTTGCTGCTTTATTTGTTCTAATTGTTGTATTATTAGCTATGTCATATTTTATTGCATCAACATCATCTAAAGTATTTTGTTCAAAATAGTCAGATATAAAAGTATATGGAGTTTCGGATAAATTATTTTGGTATGATGTGTATGCTGCTATTTCTTTTCTCAAAAATTGTCTATTTGAATTAAGTAATATAGATGCACTAGCAAAACTTCCACTAAAATTTAATAATGATACAGAAGAACTTACAAATGAACTACCGCTGTATATTGCCCCAAATTGAGGTACGGGTATTTCTTTATTAGATGTTACAAATATAGTAACAGGTTGAGTTATTAAACTATTATTTGTAATTTGACAAGATAATACAATCGATGATACGCCATCGGGTGTTGTATATATTTCATCAGGTTCTCCAGTCAATCCTGTTACTACTGACTGAAACCGATTTAAAGGTACGAATACTGTTGCCATTTCTTTTTATTTTTTTCTTTTCTTTTTTATATTTGTAGTGCTAATGAGAACGGAGTTACTAATGAGAATAGAGATTTACTAAATGTTCTACCCACCAAAGTACCCGTTGCCTGATTAATACTCAATCCAGTACCAATTCTAAAGTCACCAGTTTCGTTACCAGATGTAAAGTAGATTCTACCTCCACCCAATTCCGTAATTTCATATAATGGGTTTGCAACACCACTACCACCCTGATTTGGAGGAAGTGCTTTGAATGTTACACCACTACCATTATAAGAATAGTCAATACCAGTTGCCACAATCAATGAACCAAATGCTTCAACG